TACTACGATTGCAATATCTCCCCAACAAGATATATATGTACTTGAAGTCAATCGGCAAAGATTAGAAGCTCCGCAAGTACTTAAATTATTACAAGATACTTATGACAAGTGGCAACCAGAAGTTATTGGTATTGAAAGAGCAGGTTATCAACTTGCTTTTGTGCAGATTGCTAGACAACAAACTGCTTTACCTATTCGTGAGCTTAGAGCTGATAAGGATAAGTTGAGCAGAGCATTGCCTTTATCTGCTAAGATGGAAGCTGGACAAGTCTATTTTCCAAAATATGCTGAATGGTATTTGGATTTAGAGAAAGAGCTACTACAATTTCCAGCAGGAGAGCATGATGACCAAGTGGATAGTCTTGCTTACGCTATTTTGCAAGTAGCCAGAAAAAGAGAGTTTAGAGCGTATTGATGAACACAATAGGATTGGCTTTGGGTTGGTTGTTCCTTTGGGTGTGTTCAGCAATCAACTCTTAGCCATAAGGAGATAAGTTGGCAGAAAGAAGAACATTACAAGATATAATATTCGGTAGAGCGAATCGAGTAAATGAAACTAAAAGAATTAACTTTTTTCGTGATGATGATTCTTTGTACAACAATAATTCTTTTATTCAGGGTTGGAATACACAAGCAGGTTTATTTGATGTTAGCACTATGGGTAATGGTGCTTCTAATTCTGCGGTTGTTGCATGCATGCAAACTCTCGCTATGTCTTTTTCTGAAGCTACATTGATGGTTAAAAATTTTGATGATGATGGGCTACAACAAGTTTTAAATAACCACCCTTTCACTATTCTTATGAGGCGACCTAACCCATACATGTCTGGTGATATTGTGCAACAATATATTATTAATGCGATGCACATTAGCGGCGATGCATATTTAATTAAGCAAAAGAATAACGCTGGGCAAGTGGTTGCTCTTTATCCACTTATGCCGGAACAAGTTGAGCCTAAAGGTAATGATGATGAATTGATTACACATTACGAATACGAAACTAATAACAAAAAAATTATGGTTATGCCTAATGACATGGTACATATTCGCTTAGGGTTAGACCAAACAAATCATAGGAAAGGTTTTGCACCGCTTCGTTCTGTACTTAGAGAAATTTATGGAGATGAATCTGCTGGGCAGATGGCTACTGCACTTCTTGCTAACAGTGGTGTTCCTAATGTTGTTATATCTCCCAAACAAGATTTTGGTTTGACTGAAACTGAAGCCGACCAAGTGCAAACTGCATTTAGACAAAAGATTGGCGGTAAAAATCGTGGTATGCCTTTAGTTCTTAGTGGCTCAATGGAAGTCAAAAAAATGGCTTTTAGTCCTACCGAACTTGACATTGGTACGCTTCGTAGGGTACCGGAAGAAAGAATATCAGCAGTTTTGGGCGTACCTGCAATTTTAGCAGGGCTTGGTGCTGGTTTAGATAGGGCTACTTATTCTAATGCAAGTGAGCTTAGAGAGTTCTTTACAGAGAACAAACTTATTCCTTTATGGAAACAAGTTGGCGAAGAACTTACACAACAAGTTTTACTTCGTGATTATGATGTTGAAGATACAACTTTTGCTGAATATGATTTTGCTGGAGTTCGTGCGTTACAAGCAGACCAAGATGCATTATATTCTCGTATGAATGTTGGTGTGCAGGGTGGTTGGATTACTATTGCTGAAGCTAGAGAACAAGTTGGTTTGCCTACTGATGAAAGTCAAGAAGTTTATATTCTTGATGCTAACAAAGTTCTTACACCACAAAATGCTATTGATGATTTTACTGCAACTGAAACTGATGCTCAAGCTCTTGGTTTGCCAGAAGTTGAAGCCGCTGAAAATATTACAACTGCTGATGATGAAATGCAAAAGTCATCAGAGTTCAAAGTAGTCAAAGAAATCGATGGGGAGTTTTGCGTTATTGCTGAAGTGTCAGGTAGAAATATGGGTTGCTATCCAACAAGAGAACTTGCCGAAGCAAGACTTGCACAAATGTCAAGATATTCTGATGGCTCTAAGATTGCACTCGAGGAAGATAAATTTACAACTCAGCGTGAAGCTGAAGTCAGGGCAGAAGAGATTGGTTGTGTAGGTTTTCATACAATGGACGACAATGGTAATACTATATACATGCCATGTGATACACATGAAGCATACGATGAGATTGTAAATGGCAACGCTGAGTCAGATTGATGTAGGCACTACTGTAAGTTTTAATCTTAGGGGAGATGAATCAGGGCTTACACATGGTGTTATTACTAGCATAAATACACAAGAAGAAACTGCAAATGTTAAAGTATGGGCTAGGTTAGACAATGGCGGTCACTCTGAAACTGATAGAACTCTTACTGTTGATATTTCTAAACTTCGTGTTATTGCAGATTTTCGTGAAGAGAAGCAAGTTTCACAAAGAGTGTCTGATGCTTTAAGAAAAAAGGTTGAAGAACATAATGAGAAGTATGGAGATAATGCCGGTAAGCGTGTAACACTTCGTATGCTTGAAGCAGTCTTTAGGCGTGGGGTTGGTGCATATCGTACTAATCCACAATCTGTTAGGGGTAATGTTACATCGGCAGATATGTGGGCATACGCCAGAGTTAATTCATTTTTGTATGCAGTTCGTAATGGTAGGTTTCGTGGTGGTAGGTTTGATTTAGATTTACTTCCAAGAGCACACCCATTGAGTTCAAAAAAAGAGTACAAAGGTTTATATGATGACTTGGACTTTCGTATTCCTAAAGGTGCAAAAGAAGAAGCTAGGCGTGGCTTAGAGTGGCGTAAAGAGTTTGGTAGAGGTGGTACTGAAGTTGGTATTGCATCTGCTAGGTATATTTCTAATACTGATACTGCTAGTCCAGAGAGAGTTCGTAAGATTGCTCAATATTTTCCAAGACACGAAGTTGATAAAAGGGCTGAGGGATATAGACCGGGAGAAGATGGTTATCCATCAAATGGTCGTATCGCTTGGGCGTTATGGGGTGGAGAAGCTGGTAAGAGCTGGTCGCAAAAACTTGTAAGGGCTATGAACAAGCGTGATGAAAAAGCTGAATCAAGTTTAGAGCTTATCTCTCGTAGGAATAAACTGCGTGAGGAAAACTGGGAATATAGAACTAATCGTTTTAGAGATGCAGAAGTAAAAGAAATATTATTTAAAGAACATGACAAGCTATTAGGCAACTGGGAAACTGTTATACAAGATGTGTATTTTGATTTGTTACAAAGTCAAGACTTAAAGATTAGGCAACAACTTAATAGAAACGCTTTGAACGATTTTGGAGTAACTGGTCTTATTGACTTTGCGATTGATGAAAATGTTAAGAGTTGGTCTGCTGATGTTTATGATTTATATTTATCTTTGCTTAATGACTTTGCCTTTTATCAGGTTGATTTGTTGTTGCCTAACGAAAAAACTAATCCACATGTTATTCCAAACAAACAAGAAAGAAATAGAAATGAAATTATACAACAAGGATTTTTTTTCCGATTGGTATCTGTTGAAAGGTTTCCACTTGAAAACTTAAGAAGCAATCGTGAAGCCATTGACTATGTAAATCAAAGAATAAATCAAATGTTACCGGGAATGGCAAAGACTTCAAAAGATAGGTTCAATAGAGCGTTTAGAAAGGCATTGGAAGATGGTACTAAATTAAATTATACTGGTAGGCGTTTGCAGAGTTATGTTGCTAATGAAGTAAAAAAAGTTCTTAGTAAGCAAAACTTAAACAGAGCTTTAATTATTGCCAGAACAGAAACTAATGCACTTGCAAATTTAGGTAGGCAAATAGGTGCAAAATCTACCGGCATAATATATACTAAAGAGTGGATTTCACAGAGAGATGGCGTTGTGCGTGATGCCCATGTCAGTCTTGATGGAACAGAAGTTAATGAAGATGATAACTTTGTGTATCAGGGTTATAAGTTAGATTATCCCGGAGATAGTTCTTTAGGAGCACCGGCTAATCTTACAGTTAATTGTAGATGCTTCCTTAGTTATCACGAGAAGAGGTTATAAGATTGAAAGAGCAAAAAGCAAAAGACTTATTAAGTTTTAATGAAGCCGAGGGCAAAGTAAGTGCAGTATTTTCTGTATTTAATGAGGTTGATTCTGATGGAGATGTAGTTTTACCTAAATCTATAAGAAGTGGCTATGGCGATAAAGGTGTCGTTATGTGCTGGGGTCATGATTGGAAAAACATTATCGGTAAAGGTAAAATTAAACAAGATGATACCCAAGCAGTTTTTGAGGGAGAGTTCAACATGAACACAACTGCTGGTAAAGAAGCATACGAAACTGTTAAAGCTATGGGCGATATTCAACAATGGTCTTTTGGTTTTGAAGTTAATGATTCTGAAAAAGGTATGTTTAAAAAAGATGGCGGAGAAGAACAAGAAGTCCGATACTTAAAAGATGTTAAGGTTTGGGAGGTTAGCCCAGTATTAGTTGGTGCTAACCAAAACACTCACACATTGGCGGTCAAAGAACAAGACCCTGAAGAAGAAGAATATGATGAAATGGACACAGAGTTTGAGGAAGTCAAAGAAGTGGGTATGAGATTTACAGATGAAGTGGATAACTTGCTTATCAAGATGGTCGCTTTGTTGGAAAGAGCTAAGGAGCTTACTGCCTTACGCTTGGGTAAAGATAAGACACTGTCAGATAGCAGTACTGAAGCGTTGGAATCTTTGAAAGATGCTTTACAAGATATGCATCAAGATATAGATACTATGCTTCGTGTTGGTAGCGATAGTGCAGAAGTAATGGATAATGAGTTGAATGTTAATGATTTGTTTAGGGAAACTTCACAATTATTAGCAGACACTCTTGATTTATAGGAGAAGCTAATGTCAGAATTAGACAAGAATACTGCTAAACTTCACGAATTAAGAGAGGGCTTAGCCAAATTTGCAGGGGAAAAAGATTTTTCAGATTTCACTCCAGAGGATAAAACCAAATGGGCTGAAATGAACGAAGAAGCTAAAGCTCTTGCAGATAGCGTTAAAGAACAACAAATCTTTGAAAAAGAGATGAAAGAAAACGCTGAGGCAATAGAAGCTGGTAAAACAGTAACGCCTTTACCTATTCACGAAGAGAAGCAAGAAGCACCTAAATCATTAGGAGAGCAAGTTAGAGAAACAAGAGCTTTCAAAGCATATACTGAAGATGGACAACTTAATATTTCATCACAAGTGAAATGGAATCCTTTGATGGAAACTAAAACACTTTTAGATGAGTCCGGTTATCCACCAGCAGTTGTTAGAAGTGATTTGTTAATTCCTACTGCAACAAGAAATCCTAATGCAGTGATTGATTTGTTTTCGGTTATACCGACAACACAATTTCAATACAAGTATCTTGAGGAAACTACATTTACCAACAATGCCGCAGAAGTAGCAGAGGGTGGAGCCTTTGGAGAATCCGCTCTTGCATTTACAGAGAAGACCGAAGAAATTAGAAAATTTGGTGTATCTATTCCTGTAACTGAAGAACTTCTTGCAGATGTTGCAAGTGTAAATGGTTATCTTGATACAAGATTAAGAACAATGTTGCAGTTAAGACTTGATGATGTTCTTATTGGTGGTTCAGGTGTTGCTCCAATTATTAAAGGTATATTGAATGTAACTGGAATTAATACATTTAACTTCAGTTCTTACTCAGGAAATCTTGGAAGAATTGGACAACTTTATCAAGCAATAACAGAAATTAGAAAAGATGCGTTCCTAGAAGCAGATGCAATATTAATGCACCCTAGCGACTGGAATGACATTGTAACATCAGTTACCGCAGACTTTGAGGGCGACAACACTAAAGGTGTTGCACCTAAAAACCCATTATTTATGGGTGCTGGTATGTTCGGTGCTGATGCTACTCCAAGCATTTGGGGAGTAAGGGTTGTTCCTACTTCCGCAATATCTGCTGGAACAGTTCTAGTTGGTGTCTTTGGTGGCGGACTTGCGGCACATATCGTGTCAAGAGAAGGTATGGAAGTTGCTATGTCAGATAGCCATAGTGATTTCTTCACAAAAGACAAAGTAATGATGAAGGCATCTATGAGATTGGGATTCCCAGTTTATAGACCGGCAGCATTCTGTTCAATAACAAACTTCTAAGGAAGTAAAATTTGGTTTTGTTATCTCACTTGAGCTACGCAAGTAACTTGAGTGGGATACAAACCATGGAAGAGGAAAATATGAAAATTAAAAAAGATTTATACATGAACGAAGATGGCGAAGTAAAAGAGGGTAGTGCCAAAGGCGATTTGCCAAATGGTTGGGCGAAAGGCAAACTGATTGCTAGAGCTGGTTCAGAAATATCTGATTTACAAGCTAAAGAATATGGCATTAAGAAAGAAACTAAAGCTAAAGCACCAAAAGAAAATAAGTAAGTCATGGCTATATCCAATGGCTATGTTGCTTTATCAGAATTAAAATCTTATATAGGTTTATCCGGAAGCGGTCAAGATACTAATTTAGAAAATGCCATTGAGGGTGCTTCTAGGCTTATCGATAAAGTTTGTGGTAGAAAGTTTTGGATTGATAGTTCAGTTATTTCTAAATTATATACACCTATACATGATGAGTATGTAATTGTTGATGATATTGCAACAACTACTGGTCTTGTTGTTAAAACAGATGACAATGATGATGGCACACACGAAACTACACTTACTATTAATACAGATTTTATTTTACTTCCATCTAATCCTGAACATATTGGAACATTAGATAGCACCGATTATTACGCACCACAAAATGAGATTCGCATTCTTTCATCTCGTTCTAGCAAAAGGTTTGACACAATGATTATGCAGAATGTAAAAGTTGAAGCTAAATTTGGTTTTGCTATTGTGCCTGATGCTATTAAACAAGCTACTTTTATTCAAGCACTTAGATTTTTTAAAAGGAAAGACACACCCTTTAATGTTTTTGGAAATGAGCAAACAGGGCAACAAGAATTATTTAACAAGATGGACCCTGATGCTATGCAACTTATAAAAGGGTTTATAAAGCACAAGTTATGAACTTTCAAGTACAGGGTGCAAATCAACTTAACAAAAGGTTGCAACTTCCATTACTAGCTGGTGTTGCATTAAGAAACTTTTATTCTGCTTATGGGCAAACTGTTGTAACTAAAGCTAAAAAAGAAGCACCAAGATTTACTGGAGATTTGCGTGGGAGTATTACTTTTCAACATGTTAGAGGTGTTGGCGGTATGCCTTTAGGCATTGATGTTTTTTCTCGTAGTAAGTATGCATTATTTGTTCATGGTTTTCTTGATATGCGAGTAAATATGAAAAAGCCATGGACTAGGTCAAGACCACACTTTCCACCTATTAAAGCATTAAAGCCATGGGCTGATGCTAAGGGTATCAATGTTTATGCAGTTCAACATGCTATTGGGCAAAAGGGTACGCCTTTAATTCCATTTATGAAGATTGGTATTAAAAAAAGTGAAAAAGAAAAAAGAGTTTTATTAGCTGGTACCGGTCTTAAGATTGAGGCTACTTGGAAAGCTGGTAGAATGCTACCGAGGAGATAATGGCTAATTTAACTAACATTCGTAATGAGATTAAAAATAATCTAGCAAACATAACATCTTTATCTGTATTTGGTTTTGTGCCTGATTCTGTTCAGCCGCCTACCGCAGTTGTAGGTGTTTTAGATTCTATTGATTATGATGCATCTATGCAGAGAGGTGCGGACAGATATGAAATACCGGTTTATATTTATGTTGGTAGGGTTGATGCACAAGATAGTCAAGAAACACTTGATGGCTTCTTAGCTTCAAGTGGTTCAGATTCTGTAAAGGCACAAATAGAATCTGATACAACATTGAACAGTCAGGCTCAATCTGTTAGAGTTACATCAGCAGGTAATTATGGTGTTTATAACATAAACAATATTGATTACTTGGGAGTAGAATTTATTGTTGAGGTAATAGCATAATGAAATATTTATTAAAACAAGATTTGCACATTAAGGATAATGTCCTTAAAGCAGGCGATATTGTTGATGCCAAAGATATACCACAAAAGTCTATTAAGTGGTTATTGGAACAAGAAATAATTGTTAAAGTTGATAAGAAAATGCAAGAGAAGATTTTGCAAAGTAAAGAAGAGGAAGAATAATGGGTACTGGATATGGTGGCGGTAAAAAGCCAAAAAGAAGCGGACGTAGAAGTAGCAGGCGTAGGCGTAGAGGCATGAGATAATGGCGTTTATTCATGGTAAAGACAGTAAAGTCTTTATCAATCATTCAGACTTTAGTTCATTTTTTAATTCAGTTGATGTTGCTCGTACCGCAGATGTAGCTGAATCTACTACCTTTGGTAATGCTAGTAAGACTTATATTGTTGGTAATAAAGATGGCACATTTACTGTTACTGGTTTTTTTGATGCTACTGCTGATGCTACACTTCAACCACTTTTAGGCGGTGCTGATATGTTAATAGCTATGGGCATCGATGGTTTAGATGCGACTGATGGTTGCTCTTTTGCTCAAGGAAATATTATGAATTATGGTGTATCGAGTCCAGTTGGAGATATAGTTGCAACTTCTCTCGATATACAAGCTGATAGCGGTGTTTTTAATGGTATCGTTTTAGAAAACGCTACTATTACTGCTACTGGCGGTGGGACTGCGAGAGATAATACTACATCTACCGGTAATGGTGGTGGAGCATTCTTGATTGTTAGTTCTGCTTCAGGTACTAGTCCTACATTAGATGCTAAGATTACTCATAGTGCTGATAATGTAACTTACGCAGACCTAGTAACTTTTACACAAGCTACTGGGGTTACTTCGGAAGTTAAAACAGTTGCTAAGGGTACAACAGTAAATAGATACTTAAAAGTTCAATATACTGTTGGTGGCTCAACTCCAAGTTTTGGTGTTATAGTAGGATTTGGAAGAAATAATTAAAGAGGAGAATATATGGCATTTACGCATGGTAAAGATTCAGTTTTTAAACTTGATAACGCATCAGGTTCATTGACTGATATTTCTGCGTTTGTTAATTCTGTTGATTTTCCGGAAACTGCCGATGTAGCAGAAACAACTACACTTGGTGCTTCTAGTAAATCATATATTGTAGGTCTTAAAGATACCACTATTGCTATTGCTGGACTTTGGGATTCTACTATTGATGGTATTCTTGGTGCGGTTGTTGGGCAATCAGCAACACTATCCTATGAGTACTCTCCAGAGGGAACTGCAAGCGGAAAAATTAAATATACAGGCGAGGCTATTCTTACATCTTACTCACAAAGCAGTCCAGTAGGAGATGTCGTTTCATACTCCGCAGACTTCCAAGTAAGTGGGAATGTAACTAGAGGCACTCACTAAATGATATAGAAAGAACACAATGGATTTTTTAGATTTAAACAAATTAAAAGATTTGCCTAATGTTCCTGTAAAGGATATTGTTATTCCGGAATGGGAAGCAAAAGTTAAGGTAAAAGGTCTTACAAAAAAAATGCAAGTTGAACTGGCTCGTATATCTACTGCTGATGATACTGATGCGTTTGATTATCAAAAGGCATTGTTAAAGGCGAGTGTTATTGAGCCACAACTTGATGATAAAGCTATTGATATGTTGTATGAAAAAGATGCAACAGTTATAGATAAATTATTTGTAGAGATTGCAGACCTTAATGGCGTAGGTGGTGATGTTCAGCAAGATATAGCTGAACAATTTCAAGAATAATCCAGAACTATCTTTTACTTTTAGATTGGCTCGTGATTTATCAATGACAGTGGGCGAACTTAATAGTACAATGTCATCATACGAATATACACAATGGGTAACTTTTTATTTGTGGGAACAAGAAGAAAGTAATAAAGCGTATGCCTTAGCACAAGCTGAGGCACAGTCTAAAGCGAGGAGAAGATAAGGTGGGAGCCGGTGCAGACTTAATTATTAGGATTGCTACAAAAGGTGCTAAATTAGCATCTACACAGATGGATAAGTTGGGTAATTCATCTGCTTTAGCTGGTGGTAAATTAGGAAAGTTTGCTAAAGTCGGTGCTACTGCGGTTGCTGGTGCTTT